CCTCACGGCTTGTCATTTGTTACTCAATTAGAACCAGTATCTTTTCAATTCCGGGTTAGCCGCGATAGTGAAGAAACAAACGGCGGTGTTCGATACGGCTTTAAGGCACAAGATATTTTGGCGCTTGAAGGCGACAACCCTGTAATCATTGACAACAAGCACGAAGACAAACTGCGCTATAAAGGCGAGGCTTTAGTCCCTGTGCTTGTCAACGCAATCAAAGAACTCAAAGCTGAACTTGACACGGTGAAAGCTGAATTAGCCGCAATGAGAGGTGCTTAAAATGCTAAATAAAATTGAAGAAATCACTGCAGAAGACATTGCACAACATTATTCTGCCGCTATGGATTCGGTTAATCTAATTAACGCTGGCAAGCCCGAAAACATGGATGATGCTGAATGGGTTGTTTGTTTGCAGAGCAACAAAGACCACCTTGCCATTATGTTGGCTAAAGATTTTTGGACTGATGAAGACTTGACGCCATTGCAAGCGGCGGTGGGTTAACGGAAAGCTACCGCCCAATCTTGGTGGCACACTAAAGAAGAATCAAAATGGAAAACAAAAAAACACCCATTACGATTAACGATAAAGACTATCAATTTGAGGACATGACGCAGGAGCAGCAGGTGCTGGTCAATCATGTCGCTGACCTAGACCGCAAGTTGAGTGCTGCGCGTTTTAACGTAGACCAACTGCAAGTGGGGCGCAATGCGTTTATGTCTATGTTGGAACAATCTCTACAGAAAAAACCTGATGAGGATTGAGCATGGCTGCTGGAGATACAGATAATCGGCTTACCAGCCACGAGCAAATCTGCGCCGAGCGTTATCTGCGGCTTGAGGGCCGCATGGCCACGGTTGAGACCCGTCTCGATGGCGTTGATGCACGGCTTAAAAAGATTGAGTCTGTCATCATTAAGTCGGTTGGCGCCCTGCTGGTAGGCATGGGCGGGCTGATTGCCACCATCATCATGCGAGTGGGGTAATGATTGACCCGGTCAGCCTGTTTATGGCGGCGACCACCGCGTTCAATACCGTCAAGAATCTAATTCAGGCGGGCAGGGAGGTTGAGGACGTCCTAGGACAGATTGGCACTTGGATGGGCAAGGTCAGCGAACTCAACGCGCTGGACAACAAGAAGCCGAGCATCTTCAAGCGCATTGGCGGCGGCAAGTCAATCGAGCAGGAGGCCATGGAGCAGCTGCAGCGCCGCGAGGCCGTGCGCAAGCAGCACCTAGAGATGATGTCCATGGTCAAGCTGCGCTACGGCCCGCAAGCGTTTGACGAGCTGATGCAAATGCAGCGCCAAATCAAACTCAAGCGCGAGCGTGAAATCATCCACCAGCAGCACCGCAGGCAGGAGCTGGCCATGTACGTCATAGCCGCCATTTTGGTTGCGGCAGGCGTTTGGGCCATCTGGGGGATTGTGGTTACGGCCATTGACTGGAAACAGAACGGGGTGAACTGATGACACCAAAAGACCTCGACGCATGGCGTATATGGCCGCGTGCCCTAATTACGTCATACATGGTGGTCTTTTACCAGACCTGTGTCTGGTTCATGAGTCTACCCGACCCCAACAACGCGCAGGCCGGGTTCGTGTCTGTTATCGTTGGCGCAGGCGCCGCTTGGTTTGGCCTGTACGTCAACAGCGGCCCAAAGATGCAGGGAGGGCAAGATGCTTGAGGCACTCATTGGCCCGGTGACCGGGCTGCTTGATAAGTTTGTCGAGGACAAAGACCAGAAGGCGAGGCTGGCCCATGAAATCGCAACCATGGCAGAGAAGCAGGCGCACCAGCTGGCGCTGGCCCAGATTGAGGTCAACAAGGCAGAGGCCGCAAGCGGGTCGATATTTAAGGGTGGCTGGAGGCCGTTTATCGGCTGGACTTGTGGAGTCGCTTTTGCTTATCACTTTGTGCTCCAGCCTCTACTTGTTTTTGTGGTTGCCGTGTCTGGCGCTACTGTCCCTGCACTACCTGAGTTTGACATGGCGAGCCTGATGACCGTCCTAGGCGGCTTGCTGGGGCTGGGTGGACTGCGCACGTTTGAGAAGTACAAGGGCGTTACCAAGTGACCGTGACCATCTACGCGCTGCTGGTGTTCCTGATTGCGGGTGACAATATGCGCGCGGTTCACATTCAACAGATGCCCAGCCTGAGCGAGTGCGTCGCCAAGGCCACGGCCATCAACGACGAGCGCGGTAGCCCCTACAACGCAGCCTGCTACCCGACGACCAGAGGCGCCCTATGAAAGAGAACTTCCGAGACTGTCTGACAATGCTCTTGAAGCACGAGGGCGGCTTTGTCAACCACCCCCAAGACCCGGGCGGCATGACCAACCTTGGGGTCACCAAGGCCGTCTACGAGGACTGGCTCGGCCGCGTGGTGACAGAGCAGGAGATACGCGACCTGAGCAGCGAGGACGTCGGGCCGCTGTACAAGCAGCGGTACTGGGACAGGGCGAAGTGCGACGACCTGCCGTCCGGCGTTGATTGGATGGTATTTGACTGGTCAGTCAACAGCGGGGTCAGCCGTGCGGCCAAGGCGCTGCAGCGGTTTGTTGGCGTTGAGTCGGATGGTGCGATTGGCCCCATGACAATTCAGGCCGTCAAAATGTACCAGCCTGCTGAGATAATTGAGGCCATGGGGAAGATGCGGCAGGACTTCTACGAGGGCCTGAGCACCTTTGAGACGTTTGGGCGTGGGTGGACTCGGCGCAACCATGAGACCACCGCGCAGGCTTTGGAGATGGCGGCATGAAAAAGGCAAAACCAGTCTGGGACAAGAAGCGCCCCAAGGCGTTGGGCAAGCCTGAGAAGTTGAGCGCTGGGCAGAAGCGCAGCGCCAAGGCCATGGCCAAGAAAGCCGGACGACCATACCCAAACATGGTGACAACATCCGGGCGGCAAAGAAATGATTAAACGCGGTAGCGAATCATTCAGCGGCTACAACAAGCCCAAGCGGACGCCGTCGCATCCAAAGAAAAGCCACGCCGTGCTGGCCAAATCGGGTGAGCAGGTCAAGCTCATCAGATTCGGGCAGCAGGGCGTCAAGGGTTCCCCGGAAGGCTCTGCGCGTAATAAATCGTTCAAAGCCCGCCACGCCAAGAACATCGCCAAGGGCAAGATGTCGGCTGCGTATTGGGCAGATAAGGTGAAGTGGTAATGGCTCTCATACCTCTACAGATTCCACCGGGGATTTATCGCAACGGCACCGACTACCAGTCGGCTGGACGCTGGTACGACGCCAACCTTGTGCGCTGGTACGAGAACACGCTTCGGCCCATTGGCGGCTGGCGCAAGCGCTCCAACAGCGCGGTGACCGGCGCTGCGCGCAGCCTCCTGACTTGGCGCGACAACAGCGCCAACAGACTGATTGGCATTGGCACGCACAGCGGGCTGTACGCTATGAACGAGGGCGGTATTGTCAAGGACATCACCCCAGCCGGTTTCACCACGGGCAGGGTAGACGCGCTGGTCAAGACCGGCTACGGCTACGGCGCATACGGCACCGCAGCCTACGGCATTGCGCGGCCAGACCTGTCCGGCGTCTTGCCCGCCACGACGTGGAGCCTCGACACTTGGGGCGAGTACCTTATCGGCTGCTCCAATGCAGACGGCAAGCTGTACGAGTGGCAGCTGGACTTCTCGACCCCGACTGCGGCTGCTGCGATTACCAACGCCCCGACAAGTTGCAATGCGTTGCTGTCCACCAGTGAGCGATTCATTTTTGCGCTGGGCGCCGGTGGCAACCCGCGCAAGGTGCAGTGGTGCGACAAGGAGGACAACACGACGTGGACTCCGTCCACCACCAACGAGGCGGGTGACTTTGAGTTGCAGACGCCCGGCAACCTGCTGGCTGGCAAGCGCGTGCGCGGCCTGCACCTGCTGTGGACTGACGTGGATTGCCACACAGCGACCTACGTCGGCCAGCCATTTGTGTACGGCTTTGAGAAGATTGGCAGCGGCTGCGGGCTTATCTCTGCCCAGTCGGTGGCCGTGGTCGCTGACGCCTTGGCCATCTGGATGAGCCGCAACGGCTTTTGGATTTACGACGGCTACGTCAAGCCCCTGCCAAGCGACGTGGGTGACTACGTCTACCGCAACATAAACTTTAGCCAGATGAGCAAGGTCTACGCGGTGCATAACGGGTCGTTTGGTGAGGTCTGGTGGTTCTACCCCAGCAGCGCCAGCAACGAGGTTGACAGCTACGTCACGTTTAACTACCGAGAGAACCACTGGAACATTGGCTCACTTGCGCGTACCGCAGGCACCGACCGTGGCGTGTTCCGACAGCCGCTGATGATTTCAGTAGACGGCTACGTGTACGAGCACGAGGTAGGCTACGAATACGACTCGGCCACGGTGTTTGCTGAGAGTGGGGCGTTCCAAATCGGCAGCGGC